GCACCGAATGAAGCGTTTGTGGCGGTTTCAGTCGTTTCAATGGTGTTCCCACCAAGACCTTCTTCCCTAGACACAAACAACTGTGTAGTTGCAGCATTAGTAGTAGCAGTCACAAGTTCGTGAGCAGCAGTACCAAGACCATACTCTGTTCCGGCAGTCGCACCAGCGTTTACAGCAAGCTTGATGTTATCAAGACTTATAGCAGCAGATCCACCGATAAGAACTTCGTCAGCAGCACCAGTAAGGGTAGTTTTCATTGTGTAAACTCTACCACCAATAGTAACTGTTTCACCGTCTGAGAATACACCTGTAGTAGTTAGCGTACCACTTGCAGCAGTACCACTAGCTGTACCAGCAGCTTTTTCTTCAAAGATCACTCTTTGTTCTAGTTTGCTATCGTTCGCATAGTTAGTAGGATCAATTCCCACGTTTCTTGCTCGGATATTAATGTCTGCTCTGGTACTCATTATTTCTTACCTTTAGCAGGTGCTTTCTTAGCAGGTGCTTTCTTCAGGTAAGGATCTTTCACTTCGTTAGTTACTTCAGTAACAGGTGCTCGCCACTCACCCCATTCAGAGGTAAACCAGCCAGCCTTTTCTTGTTCAGCACGTAACTTTTCTTCTTTTGTAAGCTTTGTTTCAGCCATGATAATTCTCCTTGTTTTATATACCGATACTCACACTAAAATTGGCTTTCTCTGGTTAGGGGGTTTTAGCCAGATCCCCCAACTGGCTAGGGTTTCTAGCTATTTCGTTCTAGGTCAACGAATGCTGCTGATCGCTCAACTGCAAGACCGTAGATTGTGTGAAGCACTGACTTAACGCCAATGTAATCAACACTATCTTCCATTTTGTAGGTCGGCTTAAGCTGTAGAGCCAAGCTGATTGCAGACTTGTGGAAGAACAAGCTGTGTGTATTAGTAGTGTCATCAACCACGTTGTTAGACATGAAGATGTCAGTGTTATACACGTTTGCAAGTAGGTTGTCACTTCGGACAGCCGTACCCTTGTTACCTGTGTTGTCGTAGGTGTTGTACTTGTTTACGTTACGAAGGTCACTCATGACTTTCGCACCAACTATACCGGTACGCTCAGATTGAGGTACATCAGCAAGGTCAAGAGCCAAGACGATTGAAAGCATGTCAGCGTCATCAGTCGTTGTACCACCAGATACGTTAGTACCTGCGGAAGCGTGTAATGAAGCTAGGTCGTAGTCCATTGCTCGCTTAACGGTTTCTGTCTGTGCACCACGATATGCTTCTTGAACAGCATAATGTGACTGTACTTTTACAATGTCATCAATGATGAATGCAAGGTACTTGTGCTTGTTAATAGTAAGTTCAATCTCTGTTTCAGTTTCGTTGTCATACGTTACTGCTGTACCGGCTGCTTTATCCCTAGCACTGAAAGTTGATAGGAAAGGTATGTTTATTTTGTTACCACTGTCTGATACAAGTTCGTCACGTCGCAACACTCGGTCTGCGAAGTAAAGAGCCTTGTAAAATGGTTTTTCAATCTTGCGTGACCACTTCTCTGCAATGTATTTAGCAGCAGTAGTAGTTGTAATAGGACCTGTAGCCATTTTAATTCTCCTGTTTTGTTTTATATATTTTTTGTTTGCTTTTAATTAAGCTAATTTAATGATACCCATTTTACACGATTAATGCAAAACTACAAACCAAGCATTGCGTCAATTTGTCGGTCTATCTCGTCCTCATTAGCGTCAAGTTCTTCATCACTCATTCGTGATATGTCACCCGGCTTAAGAGTACCTAGACTTCTTCGTTTACCGCCTGATGGTCGTACACCTTGCTTCTTTCGCTGTTTGGTGATGTTATCCTTAGCTTTATCAACTTCTCCCTCTGCAAAATCTTCAGCCCAACCCTTCATACGCTTCACATAGTTTCGTGCAAACTTCTCATAAGATAAGTCAGTACGGTCTACGGTGACGTGTGATAGTACAAAGTTACCCTTGTTATCTACTAGCGTTCTACCGTTTTGGTCACGTTTAGGGTGTTGCTTAAACCCTACTAATTCAAGGTACATCTCGTTGACTTCACCAGCTTTGTCGGCGTCAAAATTATCATTCTTCTTGCCGTCCGGCGTGGTTTCGTTAAGGAATGACAAGTTAGGATCATAAGAAGTTATCTTGGCTTCGTTTGTAAGCTCAGACCAAAATTGTTCTTGACTTGCCTGTTCTTTAGCTGTTTGTGCACCTTTAGCAAAACTTACTGCACCAACACGTTTACGGTCATCTTCAAGTTCTTCTGGTTTGAACTCTTTATCATCACTATAGTTTAACGGCTGGTAATCAGGTATATCCTGCCTATCGTCACTAGATACCTTATCCTTGCGGATTGAAGCAATAAAATCTTCATTACGTTCTTGACGGCGTGCCTTCCGGCTTTTCTTAGGCTTGTCATCTTCTAAATCAGGATCGTCCTGTGCTTCAATGGGAACTTTCGGCTTTGGTTTATCTTCCTTATCAGGATCTTCTTCATCACCATCTTCTTCGTCATCAGCTTCATCATCAGACTTTTTATCGTCTTTGACTTCAGGCTTATCCTCATCTTCGTCCTCGTCATCTTCTTCATCATCATTTGAAGGTACATTACTAGCTTGACTAGCAACTATTTCTTCTCTCTGTTCTTTTTCTTCGTCAGTTTCGTCAAGATCTTCAATCATTGCTGCTGCAATAATCGGATCTAACTCTGGTTCATCTGTTCGTGGCATGGCGTTTACTCCTTCGTCCGTTTAGTAGGACATACACTCTTGACCGTTTGATGGGTAGGTCGTTACACCCTTATGTTAATTATACTATATCTTGACTAAAATAGGTTTACCATTTTTGTCCGTACCCTGAAGCCGTCTATAAACTCCCACGTTTTTACCATGTTCGTTTGGACCTGCAGTGCAGTATACGTATGGACCTTTTTGAAACCACTTATGAGTATGATCGTTATTACTCTTAATAATACTCTCAATGTTGTCCTCAGATACACCATGAGATTGACGCTTCGGTGGTGCTACACCTTTATAGCGATACCACTTATCGCCCGGATCACTGTACTTCATTCCAGCAAAGTCGGTCATTTTTGTGCGTCCGTCTGTACCCTAACCTGTAGCATTTCAATTTCGTCAATGATGACTGAAGCTATACCAGCCCACTCACCAGCTTTTTTAGGATCTTTTACAGCAAGTTCTTTCAATGTTTCACCGCCCGGCAAGTAGTGACGCCAGTATTCCTTACGGACTTCAAGGTAGTTATCTACTCCCTTATATTTACGTGACTTGCCTAACTTAGCAAAATCGCTAGGTTTTGGCATTACCTTCTTTTCCGGATCTTCTCTCGGTGGAAGAAACGGTGTTGGATCGTTAATTACTGTGTTCTTTGGTCCTGACATATTCGCCCTTTCGTTTAATTTACATTAGTCCAGCTTGCAACATTGCTTCATAAGCTTGCATTGCTATGTCTGGATCTGTGAATTGATATTCTCCCACCTGTACTGGTGCTTGTGCCGAAGCAGAAGCTATGATCTCCATTATTTGTGGATCAGGTTGTCCAGTTGGTCCTTGAGGTTGCCCTTGTGGTGGCATTCCTTGACCTTGAGGTGGCATAGGTTGTTGAGGTGGTTGCTGTGGCATTGGCTGTTGTGGTGCTGGTTGCCCCTGTGGTGCAGGTTGCCCCTGTGGTGCAGGTTGACCGGCTTGTGGTGGTCGTGGTTCTTCACCGCCCGGAGTTCCCGGCTGTTGTGGCATAGTGCTGTCAGTAAACATCTTAGCCATAAACGGTAGATCCATCATCTTACCCATTTCACCAAATACAAACTCCCAATCAGGCACTTTTCCGGTACTCTCTTTGTACTGGTCTAGTGCGTTCGGCATTTTACCAACTAATAGCCAGAACTGTTGCATTGCTTCAAGTTGCTGTTCACGTGTCTGTTTAGCGGTAGAGTTAGCTTTAAGTTCAAACTTAGCAGTAATATCTTCAAATGCGGAAGGCTTAATCTTGACTTTCATCTGATTGCCACTCTCACTCATAGTTATTTTAGCGTTTCCATTCTGTTTCCAGTGCTTGAACATATCACCAAGATCATCATGTCCACTTTCCATAATTTCCTGTATTTCCTTAGAAAACATTTCTACTGGTATATCTTCAGTGATAGTAGGAAGGATTGAATACATACCGTCAATAAGTTCAGCCATAGCACGTTCTAGCATACCTCTGTCAAAGTTATCTCTAGTACCTTCACGTTCTTTAATCTGTTTAAGTGCTTCTGGTGTTTTACCAAAGCCCGGATCTGTAGAGTTTTCACGGTTACTTCTAGTATCAGTTGTTCCGGCAATAGACTGAATTGCACCTTTAGCCATACCTTTTGCAGCTTGGTAAGTAGATAGTCCGGCGGTGGAAGTTTCAAGTCGTTTAGCGTCTGGTGAGCCGTTGAACTCCATGACTGTGCCGGGGTCTTGGTTAATAGTGTGACGAACAGCAGTTTGCATGTTTATCATCAATGCAGGGAATAAGTTGACCTTAATACCCTGAAAGTAGAAGTTATCCAGTCCATCATTAGCAAATTGCATTGGCATACTTCGTTGGAAGTCACCGTTACCATAAAAGCTATCAAGCTTCGGAATACAGCGTTTAATGACAAATGGAATACGTGAGTTCTTGTGGGGGTTCTTAATTGAGCGTATAACTCTACAGCCATACTCAGGTAAGAAGGTTATCCAGCGTCCATCTTTGCCAGCTTCGTATCGTGTAGCGACAATAGTTTTACGTGTGGATTGCTTCATTCTCTTGCGGTAGGCTAGAGTATCACGCTTCGGATCACTCTCTTTGGCAGCGTTCTTAATCTGAACAATTACAGACTGGATTGCTTCTTTATCAAAATCATCTTCATCTTCGTCATCAAGAATATCCTGAAACCAGCTAGATGACTTTTCAGCTAAACCATGCACATGGTCCATATCAGTAATAGAGGTGAAGCCACTCTGAGGTATAAACATTCTAGGTGACCACAACCAGCAGTCCGGTCCTACATATCCAGTAGTTTCGTTGACGTTAATATCATAGTGCATAGGCATGTAGTTGTATTGGCTTGAGCCATATTGCCAGATAAACATCTTAGTCAAGAAGTCAAACTGTGCATTGGCGTTAGGATAGATCCATTTAGTACGGAGTAAATCCAAGAACATACCCTTGCCATAGTCCTTCTTGCCAAGTGCCATTGTTTCACCTTCGGGAAGTTGTCCTGCTACTCTAGCTGCACGCTCTAGGTAGATGGTGGCTGTCATATTATCAGTTAGTCCGTTGCCGGTCTTACGACTTACTGGATCGTAGGTTTTACCCATATCCATAGCTTCATAAGCGTCATAATCTTCAATAGCACCGTCATGTTGGTCAAGATCTTCAGCATAATCTCTATACAACATTTTCTCTTGGGGGTTCATGTTAGTCATTTCTTCTAGTGTTTTACTCATTTTTGTTTCTCCTTAATTCATCATGCCGTAGCTGTTAAATGTTGGCTTTTTGTAATTAGCTTTTTTCTTTTCTGGTAATCCATACTTCAAGTATAACTTAAGATACCGCAATCCGTCAGCATGGTCATCATTTTTCTTGACAGGAAGCTCTGAAGGTGCTCGCTCGCTTTCCTTCTTAGCTTCAGGATACTTGTAGTTTTCCATATCGTATATAGTCATCTTACAGTTTTCGGTGAAGTAAATATCCGGTTCAGGCAGTCCACTCATCTGCACTTTAGGCTTCACCATGCCACCAAACAACTGAATACCGTCTGGTACTGAGTTCTGGCGTTTCGGTGCTGGAATGATAGGAATAATCTGCTTAAAAGCTTCGGGGGCTTTATTCATCACTCTATCTATAAGGTCAGGACGTGCACTATCGCACACAATACCTGTGATCTTTCTCTCACCAACCTTCATCTTAATCAGTGGTAAAAGTTCTTCAATATCTTTGTAGTATTCGTGCACTTCATCAGTTACAAACCACTTACCATGATTATCTATCTCAACTATATTAATAGCAGTCGGGTGTCCTTCACTCCAACCAAAATCCCATGTGACATATAATGTGCCGTACTCTGGTATCTTACTGGAAGTCGGGCTAATAACATGAGTTTCACGCTTAAACCATTTGTAAACTGCACCGGCGGTAGAAGTAAACTTAAGTTCAACCTCTCGCTCAAAGCTATCAAGTTCACCTCTGGCAATGGCTTCTTCTTTTTCACGCTCGTACCACTCCTGCGGTGATGGCAAGATGGCTGGATTATCATAATATTTAGCTTCCAAGTAGAAGTAACGTGTGGCTTTTTCTTGTTTAGCGTACTCAAGAAGTTCCCACCAGTGATTATACCCTTTAGCAGTACCCATAAATGCAGCCCAACCTAGAGTAGTAGTCAAGAAGTACTTGTAGACATCAGCAAAGTTGTTCGGATCTTGGTCTTGGTACTCATCAAAGATCATTCCATTAGACTTCAAACCTCTGTCATCATCAGCGTAGTCTGAGCCAAGTAACTGAATAGTAGAGCGTTGCATTTGGGAGTTATGCTTTATCGCTTGCCAGCCAAGTCCGGGCATATTGAATGCACCTTTTATATAATTCAGAGTAATCAGAAGTTCAGTGTCGTTAGTTTCATACACCATATCTTCAGGGATAGTGTGTTTGTACTGACGCCACATAACTTTCTTGGCGTGTTTATGCGTGTTGAAAATAATATGATATGCACCCTGCTTATAAGTAGCAGCCATTTCAAGGTGTTTTACACTCCAAAGTGACTTACCAACTTGCCTTCCCCAAAACAAGGTTGCACGATCATAACCATCAACCAACAGAGCCTTATGTGCCATCTGCTGTTTTTTATGTGGCTTATAGACAAAACCGCCTTCAGCCATTTTCTAAACTCCGGGTACGTCTACTCCGCCAACCCCTGCTTGTGATTGTAGTGATGAAGATTGTGACTGAGCACTTGCCTTATCAATAAGACTTTCAGTGTCAAATACTTCAACAACCTTACCATCAATAACTTGTGTCGTAGGACGTTTGCGGTGAGTTTCTATTTTTGCTGGTCTGAACAAATCAAGTAGCCACTGTTGCATTCGCCAGTAACGTACTTCGTCCATAATCTCTGTCATATTATCTTCGCCTTCACCAAACTTTTCTACTAGGTTAAGCCGGACTGCTGCAACTCTGGTAGTCATCTGATCTTCGTGCAACATATTACGTGCAACTAAAGCAGCAGATCCAGTAGCTTCGCCGTCCTCGTTGTACAATCGCCTAAATAATTCTAGGGTAAAGCGTGGCTCTGAGAAGGCTACACCATTACGTTCGTATTCAACTCCGTCAACAGTCCACTTAAAAATATAGTTCTGCTTCATAGCAAAACGTGCGAGTGATGGCTCGTCCAATAATCGTGCTGTTGGATCAGGGTAATAACTCTTTTCCACTGGATATTTATTAATCACACCCTGTACACCTTGAACTCCTACTGAAGCAGATGGTGTAATACGGTTAATTTCATCAAGCTTCTCTTCCGGCGTGGCTGTTGCAACCTGCGGATTAGTCTGTTGAAGTGCCTGTACTGTAGCCATAATAGTAGCAATAAGATTAGGGTCAATCTGTGGTGTTGCTGGTAATGGTGGTGAACTTGGCTTATCTTCTATCGCTGGTGCAGTTTCGGCGTCATCAGATACTTCTGGTGCTTGAAAGCCTTTAGTTTCAGCAGTTTTCTTAGCTTCTTCGGCTGCTTTTTTTTCTTTAACTTCGGTAGGCGTAAAATCATCATCAGTTTTGCCCTTATTTCTTAATCGTTCATCATTTGCTAGTTGTTTTGCGGTTCGTGGCTTTTTAGCCATAAGATCATCTCCTTTTTTGTTAAATAGTTTTTCTGTTTTGAAGATGTTTGTGTTTATTGAATAATACCACAAACACTTGCTTTAATATAAACTGTGCTTCTTGTTTTGCTTGGCACGCTTCTTCTCTATATTTTTCAAAGCCTTGATACTGTTCTGGCGTGCATTGTATTCAGCAACAGCCATTCTGCCTTCAAGTTCAGCATATTCCTTCTCTTTATTCTTCCACTTGCGTTTACCGCCAAGTTTCCGGCGTTTCTTAGTTGGTGACTTCTCGCCGTAAGTACCACGAATAGCCCGGCGTACTCTGCCGTTTCTAATAACGATCTGTTCCATTTCCTCTAGTGCCAGTGCGTCTGCCACGTCAATAGTTTTCATTTTGCCCCCTTAAAAATTACTAACATACTTGGGAATGGTGCACTACCTTTTTGTTTACCTTCAAACTTTAACCTACCTCTAATAAATCTAATTTCAGATTTATGATAAATATAATCATGGAAGTAAGTAGTGTCAGTTCGTGCTGGAATAAGCATAACTACAGTAGTGTTTGGCTTTTTGGCTTCCTCTGAGCACTTACGAACCCAATTCTTAATCTCTCGTCCGTATGGTGGGTTACAAAATACTGTATGACCACCCCAATCTTGAACTAATCCATCAATCTCTG